AAAAGCCGCTTGACCTATTGTTGTAGCAGTATTTGCTTGTACATAGGCTGCTGTACCAATAATCTCGGAATTGGCTCTAGCAAAGGCGGCTTGACCTATTGTTGTTGCAGTATTGGCTTGAACATAACCAGATATTGCTACAGTGTTAGCAGTGTTTGCTTGATTAAAAGCGGCTTGTGTGAAAGCACTTCCTGCACCACTATTTGCCTGTGCGTAAGCTGCTTGAGCAATTATAGTTGCAGCATTGGCTTGTGCGTAACTAGATACTGCTACAGTATTCGCTGTATTGGCTTGTGTATACGCAGAATTTGCAGTTGTTCTTGCAGTATTGTCTGTTGCATATCCAGTAAATGCGGTAGTTTGTATTGTACCATTTGGAAATGTTAAACTACCATTTCTATTAAAAGTCCATAAGGCACCTGCGGCACCTGTATCTGTAATTATTTCTACACGGTTATTAGAATATAATTGTACCACACCTCCATCATACTCATAAGCAGAAACACCAGTTATATCATTATTGGCATTTGCTTTAATTGATATTAAATTATTAGCTTCATTTCCTACTAATGAACTACCACTACTAAACTTTAAATCAGTACCTGCACCAGAGAGTGTCAATGCTCCGGTCATCGTATCACCGGTTTTACTTACTTTAGAACTGGCCGATAAAGTAGCTAATGTAAAATTGCCATTGGAAGTATGATAGACTAATACATCACCGTCTTGTGGTGTACCCAGAAAGAAATCTGAGGAGTCTTTGATTGCTGTTCGTGCTTGATTGATTGTGGAGACAGCTCCGCTTTGCTGACTACCAACTTGTACTTTGATGACTGATGGTGGTGTAACTGTTGTTGCCATGTTGGCCCTTTAAAAAACTGTTACACGGGGTAATACGTTCACTATTCCTTCTAAAACTCTTGTAATTGTGTTTGCGGAATCTTTGATAGCAACATCATAGACATAACGACCTGCAGCAATATTGGCTGTGTTTGCAGATGCCAAAGACATATTCAATGTACCTGATGTTGGTGTATTGATTGTAATTGTGAATTGAGCAGTAGCACTGGTAGAATAATATGACTTTCTCATCTGACTCTTTGCGGTAAAGCCAGTAAGATTATATGGGTCACCATTCACATCATCTAAAGTGATTGATGTGGTGAAGTCTGTGCCTTGTTCTAAAAATAATTCCTGGTACCCAGCTGCCATGGTAGTTTTTCTTATTAGTTATTATGGTATTTAGTACTTATCTGGTTTTCTTTTTTTTGTTTTCCGTTATTTTTAACCACTCCGATTAAAACTCTCTTACGAATATTTGCAGACTTTCCCGCAAAGGAGCATTAATAGCAGTTAAACTGGTTGTATGTGCCATAGGGGGATTAAAATATACACCTAGGTTGTATTTTGGATAGATGCATGATATCTCCGAATCAATATCTTGGGTTTTTCTGTAGATAAAAGCACCACCCCAATCTTCATTCCATGTCTGGTTTAAATATATTGTCATTGAAAATACATAACCTAAGTCACCATGCCAAGGTATAAAAGAACCTCTTGAAAATAAATTTACGTGGCCAACCCATTTTTTTGGTTTATGTGGTATTATATTTTTTTCAATCAATTCATTAGAAAGTTGTTCTAACAAATCTTCTTCTAAATTAAATCCAAAAATTGCATTACTCACTCCAGTAACACCAATATCATAACCAAAGAAATTCGTTTGAGTTGGTTGTTTACCAGTTCTAGTAAGATTGTATAATTTTTCTCTCAAATCCTGAGACAAAGTATTTTCAACTGTTTTTAAATTAGTGTCCATAATATTCCGTAATTAATTAAAAAGCCCAAGATACAAAAGAAAATCGGTCTCCTTCTAGGATTTCTTTCACTTCATGTTTAAACATAAAATTTGATGGAAAAATCATTATATCTCCCATTTTGAGTTTGACCTCATAATCATCAAAGAATACAAACTCACCACCTTTATAATTATCGTTTAACAATCCAACAATAGAAAGAACTGGAACACCTCTAACAGAGCCATCAAATAATGTATATATATGGTCTATGTGTTGCCTCATCATTGTACCTATAGGATAATGATTAAATCTGATGTGACTAAATTGATGTACAAATTTATCTCCTTTAGTAATTTTAAAGTAATCATTTATTGTATCTATTATTGGATTAGTTAATATATTTTTTGAAAAATCATTAGCAACAAGTGCGTTAAGTTCTTTTTCTTCGTAACTATTAAAACCTACAGAATAACCATACCAAGTGTGTTTTTCCCAAGTTTGATTTTTTATATTTTCAATTATTTGACTACATTGTTCTTTATCAATACAATTTTTTATAAAGATATAATCTTTTAAATTTAACGAATTCATAATATTTTTTTCATTATGTAGACCAATTTGCAGTTGGTACAGTTGGCCACACAGGTTCCGTAACTGGATTTACTACATAATTTCTGATAGTGTTTCTATATGTTATAAAATCTTCTTTGTTTAGTAGGTGAGGATTTGATGAAGCATCAGATACAGATGGCAATTCCACCCAATCCGTTTCACTTAAAAGTATTTTTGCCTGCACCTTACATTGTTCTAATAGTTCTTCAGGTGTCGGTGCTGGAGGATTATTATGTATATAGTCTGCCTCATCCCATGCTGTAAGACAATCATTTGCCCATGTAGGCAATGAATTAATATCGTCATTTGGTATAGGTGGTGTATATTCAATATGTCCTATATTCTCACTCGTATTAAACTGCAAAGCTGTAACACCATCAGGAATGCTGGGTAAATTTAAACCCATATATACGACACCATCTTTATATACAGCACCATCTTTTTTTGTAATCGTCAGTTTCATTAAACTCTCCTTAAATATTTGTTACTTTTATTTCATTATAAACAAACCATGTGACAATTACTTCTCTTTTTGTATCACAAGGTGTTGTATAATGTTGATACATACCATATGGTGGAAAAATAACTATTTTACCCTTTTCGGTTTTTATAGATTTATTTTGACTTGGAAAAATTAATTCTCCACCTTTTTCTATTGTATTTAAATGAATGATAACAGAAGCTACTCTCAATAATGAACTACTTTTGGTAATTTCACCATCTGTATGTAGATTACACACTTCACCTGGTTCATAACAATGATATTCATAACCGGAATCTCCAATAGAGTACATTGGATTATATCTTAATCTTACAATATTTTGAGAAACTTCACTAAAAATAACACTTAATTTTTCATCAAGTTGTTTTAGTTCAGGTGTCTTTGTTATAGGTACGGTTACACCATCTCTATTATAACCAGAATATTTTGATAAAATTTTTCCTTTTTTATATAAATCAATTTCATTTTTAATTGAATCAATTGTTTCAGAATTTATATAATTATTTAATTCTAAAATCATGTTAAAAGGTCCGTATCATCTGGTTTTTTAACATATATGTCTGTTTTAACCTTTGAAATTCCTGCTGTTGCCATCAATAAATTTTGACTTGATTCATTAGCTTTTACCATTTCATTACGGAATGATTCAACTGCTGCGCCAGTCTGTCTTTGTTGTTGACTATTTTCAATCATTAGTACAGGCATCCAAGCAATTGAACATCCCCATTCATCAATGTCCGCACCAGTATTAGGATTTTGACCTCTGATTTGTATAAACCACGCACACTCAAGCATTTTACAAGGCTCAAAATTGTTCAAAGGACATTTGTTTTTTGTTTCAACTTTCATAATTTAACTCCACGATAAAAAAATATTATAACATCATTAATTTTTTGAGGCAATAATCAAATCAACATACTGTACATTTAATGGAATAGCAGATGCTGTTGCTGAACCTGATACTGGGTGAGAGTGAGACCCGCCTCCTCCTGATCCTTGTGTGGAAAGTGGAAATGAAGTAGGATTAGGATTGGAAACGTTGCCATACCCGACTTGACCTCCAGGACCTGAAGGAGAAGGACCCAACAACGGCATAACGTGACTGTGAGATGGTATTTCTGTTGTTGAAAGTGTTGTTGCGCCTGCCGACAATCCTGATGTAGTAATTGTTGGTGTGGTATTTGCAAACACACCAGTAAATGGTACAACACCACCAGAACTCGCAGAACCAGTAACAACCCTTAAAGCCTTATTATTATGTGTAGTATCTTTAGTCCAGCCAGTAGGTGCTGTTGTTTGCTGGAACAACATCAAGGTGCCACTGGCAAATTCAGTGTAAGTTCCTGTTGATGTTACGTTAGCAGCAAAAATTGAAAGGTTTCTGGATATGGTCATTTAATTTGTCCTCTTAATACTTCAACTTCAGATTTTAATTCTTTGATTGCTTCAATTAATAAAGGAATCATTCTGTCGTATTGTACTGTTAAATATTTATCGTCAATAGGTGCAAGTACCACAACTTCAGGTAATACTTTTTGTACCTCTTGTGCAGAAACACCAACCTGTTTTGATAATGTATATCCTAAATCTAATGCTAGTTGATTTGGTTCAAAATAGAAACCATTCAATGTCATTAATTTATTCAAAGCGTTGTCAATGTTACCAAGTTTTATTTTTAATTGGTCATCAGAGTAACCTGCGGTGATTGTACCTGTTGCACGAATCTCACCAGCACTTGACGATGCAGCAGTATTAACTCCAATAGAAAAGAATTGGGAGTTTGATGTTGTACTACTAAATGTTGTTGCAGAAGAAACTGTTAATGTGGCTGGATTAACCCATGTTGGTGCTCCAGTACCATTACTTTGTAATAGATAACTTGATGTACCAACTGCTGTATTACTGGTTGTATTGGCTGCTGATTGATACAATATAACACCAGCAGAACCACCAGTAGTACCAGGTGATAAGTTATTTGCTAGTGTAGTTGTATAAGCAAATGCCTCAAACTGGTCACCAGTAGAAGCAGCTGTTGTCAGAACAACAGCAGAGTTACTTGCATTGGCGGTATAGTCATTTGGTGTCAATAGAACACCGTTTACATATACCTGTAAAAATCCAACTGTATGTGGTATACTTGAGAACAATGTTTGCCCAGCAGTAGCAGTAGCAGTAGTTCTATTGTAAGTTGTAGAACCTGTACCAGCAGAACCACCAGTAATCAATACAGATGATACGCTGGTAATCCTACCAAGAGCATCTACTGTGAACACAGGCGTTGTAGTACCAGAACCATAACTACCTGGATTGACACCAGAAGTAGCAAGACCAATTTGTACAACACCAGTAGCAGTATTGGCCACCAACTGTCCTGTGTTCGCATAGATGGCTGTACTTGTTACTGTTACATTAGATGCGGCTGTAATTCTACCTTTAGTATCTACTGTGACAACTGGTAATTGAAAGTTGGCAGAACTAACACCACCACCATAAGTAGTACCAGTAACACCAGTGGCATCTAAATTGGTAGAAGTAATTGCTATGGTCGTATTGCCAGAATCAATAAGTCTACCCTGAGCATCAACAGTAAATGTGCCAACTGTTGCGGCACCACCATATCTACCAGCTGTCACCGCTGTGTTTGCTAATATTGATCCTGTGACTTTTGTTGTCATTTAAATTCCTTTGTATTCTTCAATCTCATAGACCAGTTCTGATGATGAAATGTATACCAATGTATGGTGGTAAGTTTGCATTTGTACCTGATACACCTGCTGTATTTGCAGTAATTCCTGTAGTTGCCGTTCCTGTATTTGCTGAAAATCCGGTTACCCGTGCGCCGCCACCACCAGCGTTACCAATACCGGGAGCGTTGTATTGAACTTCTGTGTGAACGTGACCTGGATCACTCATACCGTGAGTATGACTTACAACAATAGCATTAGCAGAACCACCAGTTGTATTCGCACTGTATGTAACACCAGCACCAATCGGCATTCTATCATTAAAATTAGGTAGACCGAATGTAGTTGAACTGTCACCAGCACCATATGTTGTACCAATTACATCAAATAAATCAGCATATGTTGTACGTGAAACAAGAGCGCCATTACACAACAAATAACCCACAGGTGCTGTTGCGGTTGGCCACATCTTCAATTCACCAGTAATAGTTCCTCCATTGTAACCGGAAACTACACCAGATGAACTGACATTAGCTGCCAGTATAGCAAAATTTCTAACTATGGTCATTTAATTTGTCCTTTTAATACTTCTACTTCTGATTTTAGTTCTTTAATAGCTGCAAATGCCAAAGCACAAAGTTTTTCATAGTCAACTGCTAATGAACCATCAGTTCTTGTTCTTGTGGCTAATGGAAATACTGATTGAACATCCTGAGCAATCACACCAAAGTCGGATTTTTGTATAAAGTAACCATCTTCACCACCATGTTCTTGTATATATTCGTCAGTCCAATCAAATAATTTACCGCCAATTGCATCAACTTTTTCTAATGCATTTGGTATGTCTTGTACATTCTCTTTGAATTTCTTATCAGATGAATAGTAAGCAGTAATGTTATTTGTTGCACGAATTTCACCATTTGCAGTTGATGCCGCAGTACCAACACCAACCGAATTGAATTGTGAATTTTGAGTTGTGCTTGTAAATGTTCCTGCTGATGTAGCAGATGTTGCAGATGTTGCTGATGTAGCAGTATTAGCAAAGTTAACTGATAGAGAACCTGGATTTGTCCATGTTGGTTGACCTGTACCAGCACTTGTCAATAGATAACCTGATGTGCCAACGATAGTATTTGAAGTAGTGTTAGCTGCTGATTGATATAGTACCACACCAGCAGAACCACCAGTAGTACCAGGTGATAAGTTATTTGCTAGTGTAGTTGTATAAGCAAATGTATCAACAATGTCACCAGCACGTAAAGGTGATGTTATTACAATTGCACTGTTACTTGCATTAGCAGTATAATCATTTGCTGGTAATAACATACCGTTCAAATGAACTTGTAAGAATCCAGTAGTATGTGGGATACTTGATATTAATGTTTGACCGGCTGTTGCGGTTGTAGTGGTTCTATTGAATGTAGTTGAACCTGTACCAGCAGAACCACCAGTAATCAATACAGATGAAATACTTGTAATTCTACCCTTAGCATCCACTGTGAACACAGGTGTTGTAGTACCAGAACCATAACTACCTGGATTAGCACCAGAAGAACCAAGTGTAACAGCATTACCAGCAGAAGATACATCACCTGATAAACTAGGGATTGTTGTTACTGTATTGGCATTACCATTGATACTACCAATGATAGTTGAACTAAATGTTTTTGTACCACCGATTGTTTGATTACCAGAAGTATACACACCATTCGTTACTGTTCCAGCATTACCTGAAGTATCAATTGCATATGTTGAACCAGAAACTGCTGATGATTGGTTTAATACGTTTTTAACAAACTGTGTAGTTGCAAATGATGTATTACTTGTATTAGCATCATGTAGAATACCTTTAACATCACCAGTAAATGTTCCACCAGTCAATGTAGCTTTACTGGATTCTAATGTGTTAACTGCATCCTGAATTGTATTTGCAGTAATTGTACCAGTTGGTGATATTGGAATATTGTTTGCATAATATGGATTTAAAATATATCCATCAACTTCAATTAGAATAGAATCACCAATAGATGGTGGTGTCACAAATGTAATTGTATTTGATGTAGCATTTGCAGAGTATTCAGATTCAAACTGTCTTACACCATTGATATATGCTCTTACTTGGTTTACTTGGTTGAATGTTGGTGTGGTAAATATTGTATTTGCATTGTCACCAGAATAAGACAATCTAGTTGAATTGATTGTTGTTCCTGGTTGCACAGAACCACCGCCACCACCACCTGCACCCCAATAATAACTACCAGCACCACCAGTTGTTAGAACTTGACCTGATGATCCTGTTCCTGCTGCTGATGTAATGAATGTATTAAATGCACCAGATGCTGATGTTTGACCAGAACCACCTGAACCAGTTCCTAATGGTGAAGTGGATAATGTCAAGCTAGAAAAACTTGGTGTTGCAGTTGTTCTTAGGTCTTGTGATGTACTAATTGCAACAGTGTTTGCACCAACAGGAGCAATTGTTATACCATTATTACTTGAGAAAGTTAATGTGTTGGAAGTAAATGCAGAACCAGATGTACCAGTGAATGTTGTCTTTGCGGCCAGTGCTGTGTTTAATGCCAAAGTACCTAAAGTGTTTAGATAGTTTGCAATATTGGCTGTTGCAACAGATGTTGTACTTGTTGATGACACAGTATCATTTAAATATTCATCTGTCAATACACGATAATATGAGCCTGATGTTACATTTTTTATCTGCCATGTTTTTGGTGTTTCAGTCCAACGGAAACTTGCTTGTGTTTGTGCAGGTCCACGGTCAACATTATAATAACTGTCAATAGCTGATGCAACATTTTGACTTAAAATGAATGTGTTTGATGCATATGTGGTTGTGCCAGTCAGTGTAAAGTTACCACCAACAACTAATGATTGTGTATAAAGACTACTTAAAAAACCAGATGCTGTGTTACCATCCAACAATGATGAGAGTGTAACTCTAGGAGTGATAACATTTGTATTTGCTGATAATGTACCTGTGTATGCAGTACCGGAGTTGTTAACTGTAGTAGATGAAACTAATGGTGTACTTAATGTAGTTGCTGAAACTAATGGTGCCGACACACTTGTATTTGCTGATAATATATCTGTACGAATTGTACCTGTATTATTAACAGTTGTGGATGAAACCAACGGAGTAATTAAGTTGGTATTTGCCGTCAATACATCAGAACGGACTGTACCAGAGTTGTTAACTGTAACTGAAGATAACAACGGAGTAATGACATTAATAGATGATGATACTACATTTGAATAAACTGTATCAGAATTATTAATTGTATTTGAAGTTACTAATGGAGTAATTACATTGGTGTTTGCTGATAGTATATCAGTGCGAACGGTACCAGAGTTGTTAACTGTAACTGAAGATACTAATGGTGTTGTTACACTGGTATTTGCAACTACTTTATCGGTTACTGTATTGTATCTGATTGTTGTATTACCACCAACATAAGCATTGTTTGCAACAGTAATACCTATATTTGGTCCTTGTACAACAACAAGACCATTCATATTTGCTTGGCCAGTATGAGTCAAACCCAATACGGCATTAGTAAAATATATTTGGCCACCAACAGTTAAGTTATTTTGAACAGTTGCGGATGAACCAGCACCTTCACTTCTTAGTTGTTTATTGGCAACAATATCACCCAAAGAACTTAAAGCCACTAATGTGGACTCACTAAGAGTCAATGTACCCGAATCTTTTGTGTAATTACCTTTGCCTAGTGTATTGTTTTCTCCAATTAAAACATCGGTGGCTGCAACCCATTCACCAAAAGTATTGGCATAACTTATATTTGTAACTGTATTAGCCATTAATTAACCTTTTTCCAGTAGTTTTAACATCAAATCTTTGATTTCGGATATATCAGATTTCATATCATTTAGTTCAGACTTAATGTTATTTATTTCTCTTTTTTGTTGTTCCATTAGATTTCTTTTTAATTTATATTCTTCCAAGGCGGCCGAATCCTTATTAATTAAAGCCATCGTTTCAGTATCACGATAGAATTTTGTTCCAGTTACTTGTACTAAACTCATATTAATATTCCGTTAGACGTTTCCTGGCAAGGCAATTGCTCTTATGTCTGTTAAGAATGGTGTATATGTAGTATCACTAGATGTTAATACCACTTTGATAGCAAATTGACTAAACGTTGTATAAGACTGGCCATTCGTACTTGTGTATGAAACATAACCTTGTGATGTTTCGCCTGAACCAGGTGCAAAAGAATACTCATATAAATTGGATCTTGTTGCAGAATATGTAGAACTAGAACTATTAATCTTAGTCATTAATTGCCATGTACCATCACTAAAGGCTTGTGTATCATTTCTATTCAAAATTTTGTAGTACACATTAATATCTGTATTGACTGGTCTGTATGCAGTTAGATAAACATTCATATCACCTGCATCATAACCTGGTTCTAAGATAACTTTCTTAGTTACATATTTTGCCGTTGCAGGTCCACCACTCTTAGATGTTTCACCAGTAAAGGTTGCTGAAGCACCAGTTCCTGGTACTGTGTTTGCATCAGTAATTGTGATTGTTGGTGTAGTAATATAACCAGAACCAACACTTGTCAAGTAGACGGACTGTACAACACCACCAACAATATTTGCAGAAGCATATGCTTGTGAAGAACCAGTACCTGTTGGTGCAGACACTGTAACAGATGTGGTATTTGCATTGTAACTAGAACCACCAGAAACAAGTGTAATTAAATTATTAGACAATTCACAGTTGTTAATACCCCATTTAATTGAGTATACAGAAAGACCAGCATCCGAAATCATTGGACTTACTGAATTATCCAGTGATTGTAATTGTGAATACACAGAAAATGAAGTACTTGTATTCACAGACAGAACTCTCTTACCTAATCCATCACTCAAATATATATCGTCTTGTGTTGGAGTACCAAATTTTCCAGGAGTAATTGTCTTTGTTCCTGCTGCTGTACCACCAACAAGCGTTGCATTGTAAGAATAACTTGCTTTTGTTCCAGAAGGAATAAAATCTGTTGTTGATACATTAAATGCATCTGCATATACATCAGCTGATGCAATTTGATTTGTAACAGATGATACATTGTTTGCGTTCAAATAATAATCAACACTTTGGTCAATAATGGCTCTTTGTGGTAGGCGTTTAGGTACAACAAATTGAAGTGTTGGTGTTGTAGTTACATCAAATACACAACGTTCCATAACAAACATTGCAGATTGATTTTGGTCTGCTTGCCATGTTTGTGCATTTTGTGACTTGAATATGCCACCAATAAATGGTGCTGCTGATATTTTTGTAATAGTAGATGGTGTGGCATCTGATGGTAGATTTTTAACAGAAGAAGCCAAAGCAATATCACCATTGTATGCGGACCATATTGTGTAATCACTAGAATCTGTTTTCAAAATAAAAGAATACAGAACACCAGGTTGTAAATAAACAGGAACATTAAAGTCAAATGATGTTGCTGTTGTTTGATCCAAATATTGTGGTAAAGTACTTACATTAACTTTATCTGGTGTCAATACCACAATAGAATGGTCTAATGTTTCACCATTAGGATAACCATTTAATGTTCCAACAATACTCATTTTGACAGTTGAGTTATCATTTGTTGGTTTTGATGCAAAGAAAACTTTGATGGTTTTTAAGAATATACCATTTGGATATACATCTTTACTGATTGTGAAAGATTGTGCTAATGGATCTTTATTGTGTGCAACAAGATTGTTTGCAATGTAGGTGTGGTTTCCATCCAATTCAAAATTGTAAACTTGTAAATCAAAATCATCTTCATGTGCTGATAGTGATTCTACAACTAAGCCAACTTTATCCAATGTTTCAATAATGTCACCAACTTGTAATTGACCAACACCATTTTCAGAAAAAACTTTATATTTCTTTTTAGTTGCTTCTGGATCAAAAGATTTCCAACCAAAACCTCTAACATATAAAGGATGGTCATCTGTAACAAATGGATCGGAACCATTAATAGAAATAAGTTTTCTATTTCCCAATACAGGTCTGATAAAGTTGATAACTGTATTGATACAATCATCTTTACCAATTAACTTTTCACCAAGTTGAACATCTTCAATATTTTTAATTGAACCGTCAGCCATGGTTATTTTAGTACCAGCAATAAAACAACAATTAACATTGAACTGCTGTTGAGCAGCTTGGAACGTTGAAGTAATCTGTGTACTATTTTGTATTTCTGTTTTTGTAAATGTATTCTTAGCACCAGATGGAGAAGCACCAAAATCTATATTCTGTGCTCTTGTCTGTAGACCCTCAGAGTAGAAAGAACCTTGTGAGAATGTTGTTGTACTAGTTTGATTACCATTTATTGAATTATCAAATCTAAATGTTCTTTGACCATTATGAAAAGTATTTGCTGGTACATTAAAAAGTCCATAAAAAGCACCAGCTTCATTTGTTGTAAATGTACCAATAGAATAAACATCACCATTAGCACATGTTATTGCACTTGACAATGTAATTGTTTTTGTTGTACCATTGTAAGCACTAATGGTAGAAGATGAACCAGCACCAGTTCCAACACTTATATAAACTGTATTACCATTATAGTAATTGTTAGTCGCACTTGCCAAAGGACTTAATACCAAACTTGTAGTAGTATTAGCATTAACGATACGACCAGCAAAATGGTTTGTTGAACTTAAAGTGCCTGATGCAGTAGATGATGCTGAAGTGCCGGCAGTATTATAGTAGATATTCAACAATGTTCCTGTTGATGTATATGTACTTTGGTTGTCACCAACAATATACAATCTTACGTTTGTTGTTCCTGAATAAACATACACACCAACAACACGGCCTGTAGGATAGTATGAACCACCAGAATAGTATCCAACTATATCATCTTCTTTGAATGTGCCACTAACGTTAGTTAATTCAACTATGTTAGATTTTCTGATATAATTTTTAACATCAACACCATCAAAAAATGAATTGATAGTTGTTTTCAATTGCATATTTTTGGCACGTAACAATATTTCTTGTGGTCTTATGTACGGCAGAATACTTACGTCAGTAACATAACTATTGTTCATTGCATAAGTGTTACTGATGTTATCATAATTACCAACAATATTCTGTTGTGTTTGTGTTATTGGTGTACTTGTAGTTGTGGTTGTTCCAGCTGCAGTTGTGGTTCTAGTTACAGTAGAAGTTCCAATAGTTGTTTTCCAGTCACCATATTGTAAAATATTATTAGCTGTGCCTGATTTATAAATTTTTAAATTAGGATCTGTTATTAACAAAGATGGTTCATAATTTTTGTCTACCCAATTGTCCATATTAGGAGTTAAAGCCAGAACACCTTCAACATCTGATACTGAGAATGGATTTATATTAACAGTTCTAGAAGCAAATTTTTGTATTGCAACGTTTGCTGTTGTATATGGTAGTGTAAAGTAATTAACATTACCATCAGAGTTTATTGAGTAACCTAAAGAAGATATTGCTGCTGCTGATAACACACCACCATTATATACTTTAGCTACTGATTGCAATGGATAATTGTTAACGGATTGTGAAGCGGTCATAGCTTTTTCACGGCGATTAATTGTTGCATTATAATCGTCACTTGATGTATCTGCTGTTCCATAACCAGAAAAATCATCAACAAGAATACCATTTTTAAATCTATTCACACCATAGGCGTCAGGTATTTGTAAAGATTGAGTGTTTTGTTCCAACAAACTTAATGATGTATAGTACTCAATATTATTGATTCTGTTTTCCAAACCAGAAATATCTTGCATTGTGTATCTTTTGTGTTTAACTTTTTCAATTGATAAGTCGGCACTTGTACCTGTTGGTGTTTCTGTTGGAATATATCCAGTGTATGGATTATGTGAAAGTTTAGCAATAACTAATGAACCATCTGGTTCAGCTGGGAACAATGGTGTTGTTGATGGTGTGCCTTCAATAATAGAAAATGACCTATCTTTACTTAAAATTAGTTTGTCTTTTCTACCAAGATAATAATTGTAATCTGTGGCGTAAGTTGATAGGTCGACAGGAATAAACACACCATATCTATTGTCACCAGCATCATTGTACTTGTATGTGAATGTAGAGGTGGCATTTGTTCTTGCCGGTCTAAAGTCAACGGAATCACGGAGATAATAAACAGTACCATAGGTACTCTTGTAGTATGGTATTTGTTGATATGTTTCTGGTTTAGTTGAATTCAAATAAGAACTCAGTGAGAAGTAACCATCTCCACCAGTGTGTTGGTAATAATTAACCAACACAAGTAAGTTACCTGTTGGTTTTGGTGCACCTGGTTTTAATGTAATAGACGCATGGTCATAATAACTATCTCTTTGGCCATTGTCAAAAGAATAATTGTTAGTTACATCATATGAAGAATTGGTCAACATTGAAACAGTTGGAGATGTACCAGAAGATTTTGTATCAATAATTTTAACAATAGATTTAACATCTACCAAATACAAACTTTGTTTAACACCAGGAGAAACTAATCCAGCATTTTGAATGTATACTTGGCCAGAAGAAGTTAATGTAGTATTATCAACAAATGTATATGTGTTTACAGATGTGCCACTTGTAACAACCACATTTGTATTTGCTGTGATTAGGTTTTTGTATTTCAACAAATGACTGGTGTTATCAGCAGTTGAAGCATAAACTTTTTCCAAAACAGTTGCAGTAAAACCTGCTGTAACAGAAGAAGTTGGTATACTTAATGTTGCTGTAGATGAATCACCATTCAATGTAACTGTTCCACCTTTTGTTGTCCAAGGAATAATTTCACCAACGTTTAGTGATGAAGAACCTTTTGTTGTAACAACAATCATAAAGTTTTGTTTAATTACGTCAGCAGATAGTGATGAACCAGCTGTGCCTAAGTGTTTTATAATGCCAGCATAATCACCTGAATATGATATGGTTGCTGTAGCAGAACCACCTGAAACACCAAATACAACACCTCTGTTTAATTGTTGTGTACTATAAGATGAATTTTGTAATGAAGCAACATATGGAGAACCAACTTTGAATAATAGTTCTGGTGTACTTGGGTTTTGTAATACAGTATTGGTCAATATAACATTACCACCACTGTAATTTAATACAACAGTTGAACGACCAGTAGAATTAATGTTGGCACGACCTTTGATTGTTGCTGGATAAGAAGATTTATCGGCATAAAGAATAGTCTCAGTATCTTTAGTATCAAAGTTTAATTGGAATACAGATGTTGTATCTGGCGTCACTGTCCAATTTTGGTCAACAGTTGCTACTCTTGTTGCACCATTGTATGATGCAATCGTTCTAAAATCACCAGCATCTTTACCATTTGTAATTGAGATAACCACTCCAGTATAAGCATCAGTTGCTGATGAAAATGTTCCTGGTAATGTTATGGTGTTTGTTGTGGCTGAAATTGCATTTGCTGATTGTGTGGCATTTTGAATGTCATTAACAAAAGCTTTGTAAACATATGTATTTGAGTCAGCATCTGTGGTACTATTGTTAAAAACAAAATTACGGATGTAACCAGAACCAACAACAGTGGCATTATAGGTAGAAGTGTTTGTCGTATTAACGTTTGCAACAGACACACAATGTAAATCAATTTGTTGTGCTGTCGTTACATCAAAGAATGTACCAGATGTACCACCACGAACTGTATCAACATAGAAGTATGAACCATAATCAATAAAAACTGGTGTGTTTATTTGTGAAGCGGTTGACCTTGCTCTATTGGATGTAAGATTAACATCCAATTGATTTTCTAAACGATATCCATGTACGTATGCAATGCCTTTACCAACTCCCATGTCATATGTACTAGAATTAGCAGTATTAGATTTTGGTGTTAATTTGAAATCATTAACAATATAATCACCGTTAGTTTCATAATCACGCTTAGCAAAATAATCATCAATAACATTGTACACAGAACTGTCCACAAGTTTAGAAACAACACCATTTTCAACACGAACTAATTCAATAAAGTTTTGGTCATCTCCAAGTTGAATTGGTCTTGTACTTAATGCCAAAGAAATAACATAACGGTCAGCTCCTGGTGCCTGATAGTTTGATGCACCTACTGCTGGATCCAATAAAGAAGAATCATTAATGTAATCATAGATTGTTTCTGTGATTGTTAAACCTATTCTTTTTGTTGGTGTATTTGAATACTTGTCAATAACAATTGTAGTTGAACTTATTTGTACAAAGTTACCAAGCACATAGAAAACACCATCTGCAATTGAAACTGCTGATGAAAGACCAGTTGAACTGGCTGTAATTGCTTGTGCTGCCAAGTTGGAGTTTACAGAATAGACAACATCACTATCTGTAAATCTTGTACCTGTTTTATATACAACCACCAATGTTGGTGGATCACCGGCACCTTCTGTACCAGTTGCAGCCTCTACAGCAATAACTCTGGCAATAACTGTACCTGTTGAATTTTGTACCAGTAAACCATTAAATTGTGTTACATCAATACTACTATTGTTGTAAGTTGTTTGTAATTTAATATAATAACAATTTAAATTTGTAGTTAACTGACCACCAGTAACTGGTGAATTTTGTTTGAAAATATTATCGGCAAATTTAGTAACTTGGTCTTGTAATATTGTTTGTGACTGTGTTAATTCTCTAGCTTGAACGGCATATCCAGGCTTAAAGAGTACACGATGAAAGTTCTTTGCTGAATCAAAGTCATCGTAGTATGGGTCAACATTAAAATTAATAGCCATTTTTATCCTTTTAGTAACCTAATACAAATTTAAATTGTTCTATTCCGTCTGAGCTTCTTTGTACACCGGTTCTATTTTCTATGAACGCTAAGTATCCTGAAAGTACTACAAAATTTGGACTACTAGATGACAATAATGTTCTTGTAGTTCCTGATGAATAACCAAACAGTGGTGCATTTGTTGATATTGTTCCTTTTGTATTTAGAACCCTTACCACATTGGTTGAGGTATTAAAACTCAAAACAGAACCAACGAATGTGGCTGCCGCCAGACTGGTGCCTTGATAAACATATTCATCGTTGGTGTATACACCAAATCCAGGTGCTACAATAAAATCTGTTGTAGTTCTATAGACTGAACCATTTGCATATGCGGGGCTAAGGCTCTGTGTCGTTGGATCAATAAGCAAACCAACTTGATGATAATCAATGTCTATAGGTATTTCATCACCTTCTGTACCATTAAATTCTGCGGTATACATTACATGACTACAACCCAACTCAGAAATAGGATCAAACCCGTGGCCACCAACTGGAGATGTTGGTGCTATTGCAATAGCACCATTTCCAGACGCACTCGATATTACGACATTTGCATATGTATAATTTGAACCGGCCGATGTAACAGCAATATCTGTAATTGCACCATTAGACACACTAGCAGTTCCAACAAATCCAGAACCATCACCAGTAAGCGAAACGGTGATAACAGAGTTTGCTGGATCATAACCTGAACCACCACTCAATACATTGACCACATCTACACTACCATAACCAGCATCAGCCAACAATGGATTTGGTACATCACCAAGTGGAATAGGCATCCATGTATTGTCCATAAATTTTACTTTAGCACCAATGTCTACTGTGTAGATATACTTCCACTTGTAACCATCTGTACCAGTGAATATATTATTTGTTCCGTAAGAACCTGGTTGAAAAAATGGTTCTGATGTGGATGCTACACCATTTTTATTCCACAAACATTTAAACACTTGGTCGTATCTATTCTTTACATAGAAATTGTATACATTATTAAAGTTTGCATCTTGTTCTAGAATATCAATATCATCACGGTAGTAATCATAAACAGTACCAGTTGTCCAATCAACTCTTGGAATTACAGGAGAAATAGCACTTGAGTTAATTAATTTGACCGCAAATATGTTTTTAAATGTACGTTTCAGACTTAATTGGTCTTGTGCTGGCAAAGGAGGATTATTTTCATCAGCCCATGGATCAACTTTGGCTAGAAAACAATATGTTGTTGCCAAAGGA